GATCTTTATAAATTTGAACAAGCATTTAGACTATCAAAATTACAAACGAGAATCGATGAAACTGATACTTCTATTTTGGGAAATGATGCCGCTATTAGATTGAAAAAAATATTTATACCAGTATTGAACACAAAATTGACTTATATATTAAGATATAATAATGCAATTTATCATCCCCATTCTGGTCATGCTCCTGCTTTATCTTCTACGGCTTTTTCTATAAATGATGAAAAAGACATTTTGCAACAAGACTGCAAAATCAAAGATAAAGACGGTGTATTAATAATTTATAGAACAGACAATGAAGGAAAAGAGTGGGCGGTTAGAGAAAACATTGGTTCAATTGATTATATAAGTGGAAAAGTAACAATAAATTCTTTTGATCCCGCATCATATGAAGGTTCTGAGATTAGTATAACAACTATACCTGTTTTAGGTGATGTTGCATCTGTGAGAGAACAATTAATAACAATTCAAGAAAGTGATATTAATTTAAAAATGAATGATGTTTCATTAGTTATGAAACAAGATCAAGTTACAACAGCCGAAACCTCAACATCTCAAACAACAGTGGTAAATTATTAAAATGTCAGAATATACCTGGTTACAAGATACAGATAATATAAAATTAGTAGAAAAGATATCTAATTTAATTGATAATCAATTACCAGAATTTGTTCGGGTTGAGGGGAGTGATTTTTCTGAATTTTTAAGATTTTACTACAACTGGATGGAGTCACATGAATTAACTATTTCAAATGTGGCTCTAGATGAGTATCATGTTACTTTAGAAAGTGAACAGGGTGGTTTTGTTTTAGAAACAGGATCTTCTTTTTTATTAGAAAGTGATAGAACAAATATAAGTGCTTATGAAAAAGATGAAATTATAACAGGAATATCTTCAGGCGCAACTGGTACTGTTGATAGAAATACAAATACAGCATCAAGTAAAATTTATGTAACTGGATTAACACAAACAGATTTTGAAGTGGGCGAATTAATAAAAGGTACAAATAATCGTACACTTGGTACTGTAACTAATTTTCAAAAAAATCCTCTTTTTGCTTCAAGAACATTATTAAAATCAAGAGATGTTGATAGTACTACAACATCTATGATGGATCATTTTGCCAAAGAATTTTTAGTAAATTTTCCGTTAAATTTAAGTGCGGATAAAGCTCTTTTAATAAAACATGTATCAGATATTTACAGAGCAAAAGGAACAAGTTCTTCATATGATTTTTTGTTTAAATCATTATACGATATACAAAATCTTATTTTTTATACCCCAAAAATAGATTTACTTAAACCCTCTTCTGGTAATTGGCAACAAAATAAATCTATTAGAATTATTTCAGACGATCTTGCATCTTCATTTGACAGTCATCTTATTACAGGAAAACAATCAAAAGCATCTGGAATTGTAAATCGTATTGAGGAATTTGCGGCTGGGGGACTTGAAATAATAGAATTATTTTTAACAAATATGAAAGGAACTTTTGTTGTAGGAGAAACAATTGAATCAAATGAAGTTGATGGTGTATTTGGTAGCGGAATAGCACAAGGATTGATATCCGATATTACTATTACTTCAGCAGGTTCTGATTATAAAATAAATGATAAACTTACGTTTTCTGGTGGAGGGGGTGTTGAAGCAAAAGCGAAAGTAGCAGATACTGGATCTGGTACATTAACTAAATTTACTATATTCGATGGAGGAGATGGGTATCTTGAAAATAAAGAATTATCAGTAAATAATTTTGCTACGTTGGGGACAGGATTTCAAGGAAAAATTAAAGATGCAATTGATAGTTTTACATTTTCAAAAAATGAAGATTTAATAGGAAATTTTTCAGCAGTTACATTTAATGATACTGCATATGAATTAAGTGGTGATGTGGCGGCAAATAGTGCAGATAGATTAATTGATGCATTGGGTTTTTCAAAACTGGATGCTGGACATATTTCTACTGTAGAAACAACTTCCTCTGGAGGTGGTTATGAAGCTATTCCAAAAATATCAGTTATAGAAACATCAACCGAAGATTTTAATGAAAATTCTATTCGTATTTTAAACTTAAATCCAGATCCCGATGACCTTGCTACAACAAATGCGATTACGGGTTTTTTTGATGCAGGTGAAAAGATTACTTCAAATAGTGGAAATAAAATAGGAACATTTTTTGGTACTGTATCTTCAAAATTTTATGATTCTGTTGAAGATCCTTCTAGAATAAGAGTAAAAACAATAAAATACTTAGATGCAGATGTAACTCAAAAAATTCCAATCACACAAAGAAATGATCTAGTTGTAAATAATTCTTCTTATTTATCAACTACAAAACCATCAGTATATCATGTACAATTTGTTACTGGTGGTTCAGCTTCAGTAAATACTATAAAATATAAACGGGGTATTGATGCAAGAGAAGATTTTAATAGTGCAAATAATACTGCAAATATAGATTTTTATCCAACATCAGCGCCGTATATAGATGTAACAGGTGGTTATCAAACATTAAATTTTGATATTTCATCACTTACTAGAACAAGCACAACTGCAACTGCAACCACATATGGAAAACATGGATTAGATGATGGACAAATAGTTGCTATAACAGGAGCAAGTCCTGCTGGTTATAATGGCAATGCGACAATCACAGTATCAAGTCCAACCACTTTTACATATACTGTGGGGGGTTCTTTAACAACTCCTGCCACAGGAACTATATTATATAATGAAAATGTTTCTGTAAAATTTACATTACCTTTTAACCATACTACTGATGATGAATATGCTTTTTCTACTATTGATTTTGTTTCTACTGAAGTTCTTACTGGCGCTAATTCGGGAGCAGTTGCAACTGTAAATACTGGTGTTGCTTTTTCTGATGGTGGATATTTAGGAAATAATGCAATTGTTGGTGTTAAGCCAGGGGATGCTGGTTCGGGTTCTATTAAATCTATTGAAATTCAAGATCCAGGAGTGGCATTTACATCTGCTCCTGTGATATCATTGCCTGGTCTTGGAGAAGAAAATGCAAATTTAACTGCAAACATTGGCGCAGTAAGAACAGAAACAGGAATATATCTTGATGAAGATGGCCAAGTAAGTTCTAATAAAAAACTTATTGATAGTGATTTTTATCAAGATTATTCTTATTCATTAATTGCTAATAAACAACTTAATGAATATCAAGAAATTGTTTTTAAATTATTACATCCTATAGGAACAAAACTTTTTGGAGAATATACTCCTGATCCTACTGAATTGAATATGGGGTTTGATAGTAGGATACAATTTGAGGGTGGTGATTTAGCATTAAAAGAAGATGGTGATGATCTTTTAATGGAAGATCAAACAGACCCGAGACATCAAGTAATATTTAATAATAATCAAAATTTAGGAACGGGAACAATTACCTTAACCGGTAATTCTAATATAATGCTGGGAGACACTACAGATTTTACAGCAACGTATGGTGAAGGAGAACATATTGTTGTAGATGAAGAACAAAGTTTTGAGGTTTCTTATGGTGAATTGAGATTAGAAAATTACTTATCCGGTACAATAGCAACATCATCATCAAACGTTATTTCTATTATAGGATTGGGTGATAATTATCCTATGACTTTAACTGTTCCTAATAATTATAGTGCTAATGCTAATTTTGTTGCAAATAGTGTAGTCACACAAATAAATACTACAACAGGAGAAAAAGTAACAGGTGTTGTTCTTAGACATGAAGTGGATTCATCAAATAACAATATATTAATGTTGCATTCCTGTAATGGACAATTTGACACTTCTAGTAATGCGAATTCTGTAGTTGGAAATAATTCAGTATTAGATATAACCACATATAATATGATTTTAGAAGCCGGTTCTGCTGATTTAACAGGGGATATAGTATTAGAAACAGATGGCGCATCGACTATTGCATTGGAAGATAGTGTATATCGAAATAATGAATCAATTACAACTGCATCATTTCAATATGTAAAATCAAATGTAATTTTTGGTACTGCAACAGATTTTCAAGCAGACTTTAGACTGAATGATAGAATTAAACCACTATCAACTTCGGAAAGCACAAAAATTATTGAAGTAATTAATTCAACTTGTTTAATAGGAAATACTGCAATAAGTACAGATACAAGTTTTAATATGATTTTAGAAGAAAGTTCGGATGGTTATCCAGGCAGTTTTATTACGGAAGATAGTGATAATTTTATTCACAATATGATTAATCCAACTTCAGCTAAGTTTGATAATGAAGATATACAATTCTATAATTTACTTGAAACAAGTGTAAGAGGAACAACTAACGTAGATGGTATATCTTCGGGGAATACTTCTTTAGTAGGAACAAGTTCGTTTTTTGGTGAAGATTTATTAGTAAATGATATTATTACATTATCTTCCAACACATCTCGTAAAGCAAAAATTTTAACAATAGTGGGACAAACCTTGACCTTAAATATAGCATTAGGAGATGGAACAGTTGGACAAACTATAATTTTACATACATTTAGGAATTTGGATTTGGAAAGAAATGCGACTTCTATAACATTATCGAATCCTTATGATGCTTCAAATAATTTTATGAATTTGACAGTTAATTCAACTGCTACAGGATTGTTACTTCTTGAAGATGGAATTGGTACTGCTAATTCAGGATATCTTGGAAACACTTCAACAGAAGGCAGTTTTAAATTTGAAATATTATCAACATTTGATAATCAGATACCTAAATTTATACAAACATAAAAATTTTTTATTAACATAAATAAAGATATGGCTAGACTGGTAACGACAAAATTTAAAATACACAACGCAGAGCAATTTATTGAATCACTCGGCGAAACTTCAGCAACAAATTTATATTTGTTTATTGGAAAAGTGCAAGAATGGGATGATGAAAACACCCCTCCGGCACCAAATGAAGCTGTAGCAAATACTTTATATAGTTATTGGGATCAAATTGTTGCCGCAAAAAAAGTTACTTCTGCAGATGCTAAACATGTTATTACAAGAATAAATTGGGAATCGAATACTGCATATACTACTTATACTCATACAAATTCGGAGCAGTTTTCAAATAATTTTTATGTTGTTACAGAAGATTTTAATGTATATAAGTGTTTACAAAATAATATATCAAATGGGGCGTCAACAATTAAACCGACTGGTACAGGTACAGCGGTTATTGAAGTTGGTGATGGATATAAATGGAAATATATGTATACAGTTTCATCTCAAGATACTTTGAAATTTACAACTTCTGAATATATTCCTGTACAAAAAAGCATAGATGCTAGACAAATTGCAGTTGAAGATTCCGCTATTGATGGTCAAATTGATATAATCAATAAAACATCAAATGGAGATTTTAAAGTTGAATTCACGGCCGCTCCGGAAAATGCTGTTGGAGATTCTCAAGATTTTGTTTCTGATGAAATTTTAATAGGACAAACTTCAAATCAATATGGAACACTTGTTAATTTTGATGCCGCGGCAAATAATTTAACTTATTCTGTTAGTACAGGAAATATAAAATTTAGTAATAGCGAAGTTGTTTTGGGAGAAACATCTAATGCAAGAGCAACGATTTCACAGACTCCAATATCAACATATGAATTTGATACTGGGGCTTTTGGAAGTGTAACTAATTCTTCCGTAATGCAGTTATCTACAAGTGCAAATAATGATGTAGATGGTTTATATGTAAATTCAACCATTTTTGTGGTAAATAATGCAGGACAGGGGGAGCAAACTACAATTACACATTATACTTCTGTGTCTAGAGAAATAATTGTAGATCCTGCTTTTACTATTACACCGACTGTCGATTCTGGTTATGAAGTATCTCCATCAATTACAATAAATGGAGATGGAACTGGTTATAAAGGAAGAACGAGGGGTAATATATCTCATGGCGTAACAGAGGTAACTGTATCAGAAAGAGGAGCGGGATATACTATAGCAACTCCATCTATTGTTGCTAATTCTTCTCATGGTACAGGAGCAAATGCTGAAGTTATTATAGGTCCTGTAGGAGGACATGGTGTAAATGCTGTTGAAGAATTGGGGGGCCACAGGGTTATGATAGATTCTCGTATTTCTGGAAATGAATCGGGAAGATTTACAACATCTAATGATTTTAGACAAGTAGGATTATTAAGAGATCCTTTACAAACCGCAAATGCCCTTGCGTTTTTTACAGAATCTTTAGCTGATCAATCTACAACTTTAACAGTTGCGGCCGTTGCAGGATCTTTTCAGCCAGATGAAAAAGTTTATACGGGAACATCTTTAGCAAATAGTTCTGCTAATGGAGTTGTTGTAGATTTTCTAAATAATAATACATTAAGAATAAATGAAGTCAAAGGTACTTTTCAAGATAGTAATGTTGTGACCGGTGCAAATACAAGTTCATCAGGAACAATCTCTGCAAATGGTGTCAGTCAACCAGGAATGAAGCCTTATAGTGGTGATGTACTTTATATTGAAAATAGAGAAAAAATTACTAGATTGCCGAATCAAGTAGAAGATTTTAAGATTGTATTGGAGTTTTAACAAATGCCTAAATTAACACAAGATTTTAACATATCACCTTATTATGATGATTTTAATGAAGCAAATAAATTTTATAAGGTTTTATATCGTCCTGGATATTCTGTTCAGGCAAGAGAATTAAATCAAATACAATCTATTCTTCAGAATCAGTTAGAAAAAACAGGAGACATTCTTTATCAAGACGGTTCTAGAGTTTTAGGAGCAGAATTAGTTTTAAATAATAAAATTAGCTCTTTGAAATTAAAACCAACTTATTCTAATATTGCAATTGTTTCATCAAACTTTAATGGCAGAACTATTCAAGGACAAACATCTGGAGCAAAAGCAGAAGTTGTAACAAGTAAAGGTTTTTCAATTGATAATTTAGATATATTAATGATAAATTATGTCGATGATACTAAGTTTTTAGATGAAGAAATTATCAATACTATCGACACAGGAACAACATATTATGCTAATATTGCTGGAGCAGATGACGGATTGACTGGTTCAACTTCAGCTACATCTTTGGCGTCTGGTTTGGGTTCTGTAATTAGTGTTAATGAAGGATTATTTTATATTGGTGGTTATTTTGTACATGTCTCTCCTCAAAATCTTATTTTAGATACTGAGAATAACAATCCTTCTACAAGAATAGGATTAACAATTATAGAAACTATTGTTTCAAGTATTGAAGATTCTGCGCTTTTAGATAATGCAATAGGAACTCCTAACTATTCAGCTCCTGGAGCAAATAGATATAAAATTGAATTAACATTATCAACAAAGGCCTATTTTGAAAAAGGTAAAACAGTTGCATCATCTGGTCTTACTTTTTCTGTAAATACAAAAGATAATAGATCAGGAACAGCAACTATAACAACAACTACTGATCATAATTTATCTATAGGTGGGGCTATAGTAATTTCAGGAGCAACTGAACCAGAATATAATGGAAAACATATGATTTCAGAAGTTGCATCTACTACAACTTTTTCTTATTTAATACAGGGCAAACCCTCAACACCCGCATCTGGAACACCTGCATATGTAACAGGAATAACTGATCCAATTGCTAAAAGTGCAGATGCTAATTTTATTGAATTATTAAGATTAGAAAATGGTGAAAAAATAGAAGAAGTAAAATTTCCTATTATAGGAAATATGGAAAAGACTTTAGCAAGACGAACATTTGATGCTTCTGGTGATTTTACAGTAAGGCCCTTTTCGCTTGATGTTGTTGATCATAAAATTCAAGGAACTGCGAGTGATAGAACATCAACAAATACTTCTGCAACTGTTACTGCTAATGGAGCTAATTTTATAGCAGATGTTAATGTTGGTGATACTATATTTTTTTCAGGTAATACTGTAAAAACGGCTGAAGTTACAGCAATAACCAATACCTCATCTTTAACATTAACAACTGGAACAGCTTTAGGTGATGGAAGTAATAATCAAAGAATAGGTGTTTCTACAAAATTATCTACTGAAATAAGTCCAGGAAAAGCATATATCAAAGGATTTGAGCATGAAACTATCATTCCGAATTATATACATTTAAATAAAGCAAGAGAAACAGAGGCGGTTACTGCAGAAAAACAAGGAATTGAGTTTGGACCATATGTAAAAGTAACAGATATTATTAGTAATGTTGCTTTTACCACAGGTGTAAATTCAGCATCTATTAATTCAACATCTGGAGGAACAGGTGCTGATTTATTAGATTTGCATATTGTTAAATGGCCATCAACAATTAAATCTCATGATGGAACAGCAACTGGAAATCTTATTAATTGGGCGGCTAACACAAGTATTAAATATGTGGGCCTTAATGATACTTCAGCCGCAACAGTAGCAAATACAAAAATAGGAACGGCACGATTAAGACAGCTTGATTTTAGAGCAGGAAGGCCTACTGATGTTTCTCCTAATGAATTTGGATATAAGTCTGGTGGTGTAGCAAATGCACAGTATCATACAAAATTTCCCGCAATATATGATGCACATTTATTTGATTTTAGATTTAATAAAACTACGGGAACCGTTGGGGGTGCTGTCCTTGCTAATAATACACTTATTAATTTACCGACATCAGGAGCCAATTCTTTTCCTACAGTCAATTGTCTGTATGGTGCAACTATAACTGTTAATACATCATATTTGGGTGTAAATACTTCTGATACAAGAGAAATAATTGCTTGGACGGGTGCAAATTCTCAACCCGCTATGGGATTCGATTTAAATGGAGATTTATCCAAACAAGCGGCCGCATATCATGCACAATTAGATAGTGCATTAACACAAGAAACTCGGTCGGATTCTACTTATTCTTTAAATTTTGGTATTAAAGATGTTAGATCCCTTGTAGAAATTGACGGTACAACCTTCTCAAAAGCCATGAATATTGATATTAGTGGTAAAAATGATTTGACCGAAACTGGAAATACTGTTTTATACGACAATAACGATGATCAAAGAACACTATTATTTCCATATCAAAATAAAACAGTTGCGGGTTTAACAAAAGCATTTTATAAGTTAAAAAGAGGATTTACATCAGTTCTTACTCAAAATGCTGTAACTATAACATCTGCAGAAGCGGGAGAATTATTTTATCCAGCAACTGGTGCGGGTGCCCTTTCTGCGGCCACAATAGATGCAAATTATTTAGTTTTTACTTATGATGCCGCGGGTGAAGGAGAGTATATTGAATTTAGTAATTCCTCAGGCTCTTCTTTTGGAGATGGTAGGTCTATTACATTAAATGTTGATGGGGATCAATTGACAATTAATGTTGAGTCCAGTCATACAAATCCAAAAAACTATGCTGGTGAAAAAATATATGTTCTTGCTACAATGATGTTTAAATCAGGAGCCCTGGAGACAGGAGCAACAAGAGGAAATGGTGGTATTGGAACAAAAACTTTAGTATCAGGAAATGTTACAGTTTCTAATGTGACTTCTGCTTCATCAAATACAATTCAAGCAGATTCTGGACAAATTTATTTGGGAACAACCGTGAATGCGGTACCAGGTGTTACTAATAGTTTAAAAATATCAGATATTAAAAATTTAGTTGCTGTTGTAGATTCTCTAGCTCCTGATGCTGAAGTTACAAATGCTATGATGACAGAGGCCATTTCTAATACTGCAAATGCTCATAATATTACAAGTAGTTTTATATTTAATAGTGGTCAAAAAGATAATTATTATGATTATGGAACAATAACTTTAAAAACTGGAGATGATAAACCAGTTGGTCAAGTAATAGCAATAGTTGATTATTATAATCATACTGGCTATGGTCCATTTACAATTGATTCTTATGTTTGGTCTGGCTCTGGAAATACTCCATATGATGATATTCCAACATATACAAGTCCAACAACTGGCACAAAAGCTGAATTAAGAGATATGATTGATTTCAGACCTAAGAGATTGGGTTATGAAACATCTGATGGTACTAATGCTCAAGATAATGATATTACAGCAACAGCAAATGTATTTAATGAAAAAGCAATGCCTGATTATGATTATACATTTGATGCAGATTATAGTTATTATCTTCCAAGAAAAGATAAAATTGTATTAAATAGAGATAAAACATTTCAAATAATTGAAGGAGTATCAGATAAATCTCCACAATTACCTGTCGATGATGATGATTCAATGACATTGTATAGTCTAGAAATACCTCCATATACTTTTAATGCAAGTGATGTAAAATTAAATTATATCGATAATAAAAGATATACAATGAGAGATGTTGGTAAACTTGAAAGAAGAGTTGAAAATCTTGAATATTATGTTTCTCTTAGTTTACTAGAAAAAGAAGCTGATGGATTGGTTATTACTGATGGTAATAATAATGATAGATTTAAAAATGGAATTCTTGTAGATCCTTTTGCGGGACATAATATTGGAGATGTTTTTAATGCTGATTTTGCTATGGCGGTTGATTTTGATAAAAAACAATTAAGACCAACTTTTAATTCCGATTTACATCCATTAAAGTTTAATGCGAATTCATCTGGAGGAACTGCTTTTTCTTCTTTGGTGAATAATTCTGGTATATTAACTCTACCATTTACGGCAAACACATTTATATCAATGCCCCTTACAGGATCGAATGATAGTAAAAATACTCAAAAAACTTTTCAGATAAATCCTTTTTCTGTTCAGAATTATATGGGTCAAATGAAATTAGATCCATATGGAGATATGTGGTATGATCAAAGCGGTAAAGTACAAGTAAAAGTTAATATTGAAGGACAATATGACAATTGGGCTTCTGATGTCTTAACAAATAAAGGACATGGTACTCATTGGAATGATTGGGAAGAAATTTGGTCTGGATCTCAGATCAATAAAGATGTTAGAGAAGGAATTAGAGATTCTGGTTCTGGAAATCATGATAGAAAAGCAAAAACAACAGAACAAACTAAAACATTAACTGGATTAAGCTCAGGAAGTGTTCCAGAAAAAATTATTAAATCTATTGGAAATAAGACAGTTAATTTAAGTATAGTTCCAAAAGTAAGACAACAAACACTAACTTTTGTTGCCAGGGGTCTAAAACCATCTAAAAATGTGTATCCTTATTTTGGTGATAGTGTTGTATCGACTTATGTGAAACAAGCCTCACTTGTGAGTCTATCAAATGTAAGCACATCTAATGTGTTTAGAACAACATCCGGAAATTTTGAGCAAGTTACGATTCAAGGTTCTGGAGCATCTTCGGGCAATACTGCTAAAATTATTTACATGAGTGATAGAAATAATCAGAATAATTGTACTGTTTTACTTACAGATATGTCTGCTCAATCTGCTTTTACTATTGGAGCAGTAATTCAAGGAGATACTACAGAAGCAAATGGAGCTATTTCTGCAATAACTAATTATAATTTAGAAGACACAATACTAACAGTTTCTAATGATGGTGTTGTTGGAGGAATTTTTAATGTTCCTGCTGATACATTTACAGGAAGCCAAAATCTTTTTAGAGTAACAGATGATCCTGATAATTTTTCTGCAGTTACAACATCAGTTGCAGAAGATATCTTTTATTCTGCAGGAACGCTTGATACTAAAAACGAATTGGGTCTTTCTTCTATTAGACCATTTGTTTCCAGGAGAGAAAATATTAAAGAGGAAAGAGTTACAAGATCAACCTCTGATGGTAGACAATCAAAATCTGCTGATTATATGAATCCGATGGCGCAAACATTTTCGATTGATAAAAATCAATATCCTGCAGGTGTTTTTGTCGATTCTGTAACTTTATTTTTTAATAAAAAAGATACATCAGTAGGAAATAAGACTCCTGTAAACTTACAATTGAGACCTATGATTAATGGAATGCCAAGTACATCTTTGATTATACCAGGAAGTGAAGTTATTTTAACTCCTGGAAGAATTTCTGCAAATACAAACACACCAGTTGCGAATACTAGCGGAGGGTTTCCTGCTGGCTTTTTAGGAAATTCTGATACTGCAAATAAGAGTGCTACAGATATGGGATCAAGAACAATGTTTAAATTTGATCATCCTATTTTTCTTTCTCCTGATGAATATGCGATTTGTGTAACAACCAATAGTAGTGCATATAACCTTTATGGGTTTGAGTATGGCGCTTATCATACTGGTTCTTCTAGAAAAATAACAAAACAACCTTATGTTGGAAGTTTTTTCAAACCTCTAAATGTGGGAACTTGGGAAGAAGTATTAGATCAGGGTTTAATGTTTCAATTAGATAGATGTGAATTTATATCATCTAATGCACATGCTAGATTAGATAATTCTGATATTTCAAGCGGAAATGCAACTTCAAATACTACTATAGATTCTTTTAAAGTAGTAACAGAATCATTAAATTTTGCGAACACTCTTTCTCAGTTTGATTATTATGCAACAGATTTGGGAGCCGCTGTAAAGGGGTCATCAACAAGATTTAAAGAAAATAAAACTATTGATTTCAAAAAACAAAAGCAAATTACATATCCACAGGCCGCAAATAATAGCTTTACAATTAATGCATTTTTTGAAACTGCAAATACTATAATAACTCCAGTACTCGATGAACAAAGAACGGGCGTTATTAGTATTGAAAATATCATTAATAATGGTAGTATATCAAATTCTGATGTTGTTTTATCTCATTTTGGTTCTGGTTATTATGGTGCCGAGGTTGGAAGCTCAACAAGTAATGCGGCATCAGAAGGAAATACAAGTGTATTTGTAGTATCTGCTCCTGATATAGGTTCAAATACTGCAACATTAGCCGCTAATGTTCATGCAAATGGAACTATTAATCAAGTTGTTGTTAAAAGTGGTGGTACAGGATATATTTCTACACCAAGTGTTGCTGTACATGACTCGGGAACGGTTTCTGTTTCTGATAATGTACGAAGTACAACAAGTAATAGTGCAGTTGTTAGTATTGTTGGTGAAGGCGCTAATAATACTGCGACTATATCAACAACAAATGTAGTATCATTTTCTTCTGGAGGAAATTTAAAAGCTAGATATATTACAAGAAGGGTAACATTAGAAGAAGGATTTGATGCAGTAGACCTTAAATTATATATGGATGCATACAAACCAAGAGGTTCTAATATTCATGCATATTATAAAGTTCTTGCTGGAGATGATCAAGAAATTTTTGATGATAAGCCTTGGGTTCTTATGCAACAACAAACTGCGGGTGCTACTTATTCTGTAAATGAGAAAGATTTTAAACGATTTGAATTTAAATCATATGATCAAAAAATTTCGTATTTAGCCGCTAGTGGAGCCCAATATGAAAGATTTAGAACATTTGCAATTAAATTAGTTATGACTTTAGATAGAACATCACAAGATTCTTTTATAGGAATTCCTAATATATTAAATTTACGAGCAATAGCTCTTGATAGTGAAGGTACTCCTTGATATTAAAAACGGATGATCCAAAATATCATAGAGATGTGTTTTCTAATGCTATTATTGCAACTGATCAACAGGCTTTGTTGAAACACAGACAAAAAATAACACAAACAAATGTGATGAAAATTAATGAAAACGAAATAAATACATTAAAAGAAGAAGTTAACATTATTAATGATAAGGTTAATAAAATTTTAGAATTGTTAAGTAAGGACAAAGATGGCAATATCTGACAGTAGTATTACTAGTGTAGAATTAACTAATACATTTGAACAATGGCGTTCAAAAACAAATCAAATTATCACAGTATTGAATGAACAGTCAGATTATGATCCATCAACTGCTTTACTTTCTTCAAATTCTGTAGGTGGACTTTCAATCAATACGATAACATCAAATGTTGTTACGGGTGCAAATGTAACTGGTTCTAAATTATTATTTTCGGGTGGTACTGTAGATTTTACTGGAGCAACCACTACAGATTTAGGAACAGTAGAAAAATTTGCATTAGTTGAAACTGTTGGAGCAACTGTAACTGGTGCTAGTCCTGATAGTAAGATTGAAAGATGTCAAATTAATGAAGTAGAAATTAATTTAAATGGTAAAAATCTAAGTGCAAATGGAGCATCTACAATTAATTTAAACGGAGCAACGGTTTCTGATTTAGGAACTGTTTCGCAAGTTACAGTCTCAACTGGAACACTTAATGATGTAAATGTTAATATTACTGATTCTAGTAAAGTTATTTCAATAACTGCTGGTGATCATATTCTTACTGGAGCAACATTTGGCAATGGAACATTTAATAATACATATACAATCGGCGGATTTACACATTCTGCAAATATTTCGGTTAATGCTTCATCGGCTTTAGTAGCTAATGTTGGTGCTATTTTTGGTTCAGATGTGGGCACTTCTAATGTAGCTATTGGTAATTTTCCAGAATATACATCATCTCCAACTGCTCCAACTTCATCTAAAGGAAGATTACATATAAGATCGGCTTTTGCAAATTCAGGATCTTCTGCTACTGCGGTTGGAGTGGTTAGTGATGAATTAATATTAGAAAATACGGATAATGTAGGAATGACCCTTTTATCTTCTAATACATCTAATGCACATATTGCGTTTGGTGATTCTGCAGATGTTGATGTTGGAGGTTTTGTATATAATCATGATACAGATTCTTTACATATTGTTACTGAAGCCGCTAATACGGCTGTATTTGCTAATACCTATGGGGGTTCTCTGCAAATTGTTGGTGGAGACACATACTCAGCGGCGGGTCAGGCAGGCAAATTACATGTAAATGTTGGTTCTTCTGATGGTACAACAGGAATTTTTTTAGATTCAAATGATGTAGATCAAATAGGAATTTCAATTGATGCGGCACAAACAACTGCAAATATTTTTGAGATTAATTCTGATACAGCAACTTCAGGTCATGTTATGGCAATACATCATGGATTAGGAACAGGAACTTCTCATGCTATGACGGGTTCTATGCTTTCCATAACAGATAATAATAGTTCTACTTCTGCTAGAGCAGTTGTTGATATAAATCAAGATGCGACAGGTGCTTCTGGATCGTTAGGATTAAGAATTACT